ACAATAGAATCATCATTGACTACCTGTCTTCTGGACACGATAGGTCTTGTTGATACTATAGTACCATCTCGTTGATCAACCACACCACCTGAGTAGTAGATACCATCTGCGGCTGTTGTCGTAAGAGACAAATTATTTGCAGTATCGTCGGTGATTCTGAAGAGTTTATCTCCAGACTTATACTTACCGACTGGGATAGAGAAGAACGCTCCTTCAATATCACCACTTGGTCCTGATACAATTGCACCACCAGAAGCACCACCAGAAGGTCCGCAATGTGAAGATACTGGATCTCCATCAAAGAATGGGTATAATGCTGTGTTGGGTTTTAATCCATATGCATTGAATGTTACTGTCTTCGATCTCATGTAAGGAACAACACTTGCATCTACAATTCTATCGTTTACCAGTTTTTCAAGTCTTTCTGGTAGTTTACGAATACGAATTCCAGTTCGTCCTTGGTTCGTCTTGATTGTTTCTGTAGAACGAATCGCTGCATCATTTGCAATTGATGTTCTCTGTTCTACGTTCTTAGCAAGATCGGTGGTTGTAATATTACCAAGGAAGTCTCTACCACGATCACTGTATAGATCACTCTCTGTGATATTTCTTCCAGACCAGATTACTTCCCAATCGTTCCATTGAGTACCAAAACCATAGGAGGTGTTTTCATTTTTCACCTTCCATCGATCATTTTCGCCTTGACTGTTGATCTTGACTGTTGGTTTGTAGTTTTCATCCCACCAATTATCAAACGGATCATTGAATTCAAGAGTACCCATGAAGTTTGGAACATTGAATGGGTTTGCTTTCACCCAACTACTAGCAAATGGTTGCCAGATAAACTGTGGGTTTATCGTATAGTTTAGAGTTGCAATTCCGTCAGGAGAGATTGTGATTCCAGAATTGGAATGGTTTTCTAATTCCACACCCTTAGCGGTGAATGGAGGTCTTAGGTGTCCGTTCTCAAAGTCAATCGAACATGCATAGTCTGGGTTGAGTACATCACCAATAGAGTGTCCTCTGAATGCGTCTACCAAGATTCCATTCTTGAAGATGTCATCTCCTGATGCATCAACAAAGGACCTGTTTTCTGTCTGCTGTTCGAGTAAGGACAAACTTGTATAATACTCTAGAGTTTCTACTCTCTTTTCAATAGCACCAATATCTCTCATGGTGTATCGTTTGTTCTCAACATACTTGGTATTGATGTCATCAATGTTGTATGTGTATGCAGGAACAGTCAGAACATATAGAGTCATTGCATCTGCACGATCTGGTGGAGTCGTTGGGTTTAGAGCAGGGATACCCTTAATAACATCAAACTTTCTTTCCTTAGTAAGAATAACTTTATCAATTCTGGAAAGGTGATGTGCATAGTCTGCTCTAAAGTCAGAAGAACTCTTGATGCTCAATCCATCAGGTTTAATTGTATTATCAGTTTGCTTTGTTCCTCTGAAGTCAATACTGTTTCTGAGAGAATAACTCCTACCAGTCTTTGGACTTGTGTATATTGGAATGTTGTCGAAAGTAAACCCAGAAGTGGCGTGAGTATAGGAGTCTACTACAAATGGTCCTTCACCGGCAGCATGTGTGAAATGATCATACGTGATTGTGAGGTTGATGCTTCCTGTAATTCCATCTACCCCAAGATCTGGTTTGAGGTATAGTCTACCATAATCGTAGTAGTTATCTCTTTGTCCGTTGTCCAGAATGAAGGCATCTTTAACATCTGACGCTGCTAGTCCAGTAGCAGTAGAAACAGTATTATTGTTATCCTGTATAGTGGTAACGTCGATGATGTCATGATGACTGAGAGGAATGTAGTAAGCACCAGCAGAACCAGAAAGGCTAACCGATGCTCCATTATCAACTGCATATGAAGTAGTTCCTGCTGTCTTGGTTTTCTTTCTATAAAGAAACGGTGCAGCAACATCCATAGTTGAAATTAAAGTATAGTCACCGGGATGAAGTTGTTTGCTAAGTGTTGTTGCATGTCCAATTTCAATTGACTTGTTATCTGTAGACTTCTTAATCTTCAGCAAGTCAGTCAATACTCTTTCGCCAGTTCTACCTGCATCGGTGGTTCCGCCGAGGTTGCATGTTAAAGTGTAGAACTGTTGTTTGTCTGTAGGGAAAAGAGAATTGTCATCTGTGATGTCAGATGTACCAACAAACTGCAACGAATCACTACCAGATGAAAGTGTAGTTACTGTCGCTTTGTCTGCGGTACTGAATGTGAACCCTTTGTATATTCTGTATGTTAGGTCAGAAACATTGTTTACGGAATTTCCAACGGGAAGTGGGAATATTGATGTGTTAAAACTTGGTTGGAACAGGAGTGTTCCTCCTGTAGCAGAAGTTCCTCCTGTACCAATAACAAATCCAGCAGTTAAACTGCCAGCACCAAGACTGGTTTCACCGACTGTTGTGATGTTTCCAAACGAAGTAATACCAGCAGATGTGCTTCCTAGATTAATATCAAACATATACATGTTGTATGTCTGAGCAATTGCAGTCATACCAGCAGCGTTGCTGAAGTCGTTGTTTGGAATTATCTGACGAACTCTTGCTGATCCAGTTCTACCACCACCATCTTTGAGTTGAATTAGTGGGTAGTTACCAGAAAGAAGGTTACCAAACCCACCAGTCATTGACATGTTCGCCTTTGGTGATACCTTGATGTACTGACCAAAGACTGCATCGTTTACTGGTTGGGAAGTTAGAGTCTGGGTTGTTCTTGCTTTGTCGATAAGAACATATTGTGTTCCTTGTGTTTCGTACTCATACCCAAAGACATATGCCTTTCCGGGTTGGAGTCCTACCGCAGCCGAAGTTTCACTACCACCCTCACTCGAAGAGTACGGACCACCGAGATCAGAGAGAGATTCTCTTATGTCAATTTCAAATGGTTTTGTGGTGTACGAGCCTGATTCGTCGTATGTTCTTCTCGCAAGATTCTTTTCGATCTCAGAGTATTCGGTGTAGTTAGTTGTTGCTTTCAACTGACCATTTACGAATCGAACCATATCAATAAAGTCAGGATCACCAAAACCACTTGCACCATATGAGGAGTCGTTTACGAAATTCTTGAAGTCAAGTTTAAGATCTACTTTATATCTGTCTGCGCCTGGTGCATTGTAGTTGAAAGAACCAGATGCAGGATCTCGGAGTGTATAGTCTTCCGTATGTTCTACAATAGTCTTGTCAATGTTAAAACCAATTCTACTCGTAGGAGCAGAAAAATCTCTAATGTTTTCGCTTGCGCCAGTAAGAGAAAATGGAGAAGTTGATTGAGTGTCATTCTTGACAAAACTCCCATCGACAAAGAAAATACCATCCTGTGTAGTGGTAAGTTTTGCGGTTCCTGTTACACCATTTACAATTGCAGCATCTGTATCAGAAACGCCTTGGGTTGTTCCAACTCTAGCAACATATGTGTTTGTTCCTGTTGTTCCCTTTACAACATCGCCGGCAGTAAACTGAGATCCAACATCACCACCACCATCAACATACTGAACCATTAGAATGTAATAGTTGTCGTTGTCTGATGTTGATCCGGTTATACCATGAAGCACCTTCGCTCTTCTTGTGTCATTACCAATTGCAGTATTTGTAACAAGATCTGTTCCGATTAGGGAGGTTACATCCAAATCAGCAAGACTTGTTTGATCGGATGTTTGCACACGAAGGAAAGTAACATCTTGATTGGAAAGTTCTCCACCAAGAACTCTCGATCCATTTTTAAATACATGATCTCCAAATCGTTTGATTTGATCTTGAACGATAGTTTGGAGTTGAGTTAGTTCACGACCTTGAACTGCTCTGCCGGGTTTAAATAACATACGAAGGAATTTCTTTTCCTCGTCGTAGTCATCCCAGTAAGGATCGGTGTTAAAAAGTGTTGAACTGTAAACCATTAAGTGTTACTCCTAAAATCCAATCATGATTTTGATTTCTTCGTCCTGTTCGATGCCTCTAGTAACAGGTCTTATATTCTCTATGTATAAGACTTCGCCCGACCCCACCTTAATTTCTGGTAGGGAAATTGACGTAATTGAGTGATTAGCCGAACCGGAGAAACCACCTGTGTTAAATGTACCTCGAACATCGTTTAGTGTTACAACACCAGTGTTGCCATTTGTTGCAGACCAATCTACAACTTTACCTGTGACTATACTTCCTGTTATTCCTGTTGCTTCGTAATTTACTTGATAGAATGTATCGTCTTTAGTATAGGATCCTGCACCCAAACCAGAACCGCTGTCTTCGATTATCATCTGGGTGGATAGCCTGTATGATCTTTCCAGTGTATCTTCGTCTTGAACATCTGTTAATTTATTGGCTCTTGCAATGTTTTGATATCCGTTTGTTGTGGGAAAAGTGAAGAATTCAAAAGTAGATCCATCTGGGGATGAGAAATGCTTAATGAGTTCCCCCATCTTTCTCTCTACCACGCTGGTTTGCAACCAATCAACCCCAGTCGTTGCAGTTCCAAGTGGGTTGTATTCTATTACAGAGTTATTTAAAGGAATAGTCGAGGTTCTAAATGAATTCGATGTTACTTGCACAACCAATTCATACGGACCTCCATCGGGAGCAGTCCAAGAAATTACCTTACCCTGTGCAACAAGACCACTGTTTGTTTGTTTCACAACATTACCTGCGGTAAAATCGCCTGTGTTACCAGTTGATGTTGATGGAAATACAATTCGTGTTAGAGTTGAAGCAGGATCCTCAATGTCGAAGTTTCCCTGTAGGTTGGAAAGTTCGAGAGTTCCCACGGAACCATCTGCATCACTGATCCATGCTTCAATTTTACCTGTTGCTCTTGTGTTTTCTCCCATTACAGAATTTCCTGTAGTGAAAGACGAATCATTGAAACTGTTATTCAAGAACCAAGGTTTTACCACTTTCAACTGTTTTCTTCTTACAATCTCAGAGCCTGCAATTTTACCATCGTTCGTTCCTCCGAGAAGTAGAGGATTCTTGACTAGAGTAATTTGCCTAAAGTCTTGTGCTGTGGTGAAGTTTGTGTCAGAACCCTTTACTACAGTTCTGATCATTATTTTGGTAGCACCAAGTTCGTCTAGAATGTTATTTGCATGTCCACCTGTTGGTGGAATTACCACATCAAATGTAGGACCAACAATATTGTCAGAACCAATGTTACCACCAGATACAGATTTTGGATATGCATCTATTTCACCTATTGTATAGTCGTATCCATTGTTTATAACAGAAACGCCTGTAATTTCATATGCAGAATTTAAGGTGGGTATCGCTTCTGCGGAAACGCCATCTCCATTAACCACAAGGTTTGGTATAATTTTGTATCGACTTCCCGGAACTCCACCCACAGATTGACTGATGGCGGTAATTAACGGTTCTGCAAATGTTACTGTTCTAGAGGAAGCATCATAATCGGTGATAGGTCTTCTTTGTCCAACACCAGGTCCGCTGCTTATGTAAATTGCATATGAATTATAATAATCATCCGCGTTGCTTTCGCTTGAATCAATAACAATTGTAGTAGAACCAACGCCTGCATTCGCACCAATTTCATTGTCAGTTTCTTCACTACTGGTTGCACTGTATGATGATTTTGTCCAAGCAGCAGCGGTAACTCCTCCACCCGGAACTGTAACATTAATTTTTGTTATTGCTCCATTTACTGCTGCTTGTTGAGCGTTCCATTGATTAATATAATTATCGGAGTTGTCTAGTGCAAACTGAACTGGAATGTATGATTCTGTTATAAAATCTTTTGCATCTTCTAGAACTCTACCCATAAACAACCAAACATATCCGTCACTGTATGATACTTGTGATGTGATTGTGTGATCTGGTTCATATGAAGATTCTCCTCCACCTGAATTGTCGAGACATTTGTATATATTTCCGGTAGAAGTATACACAAAGAATGTCTTAACTGTTGTTGTACTTAACATTTCTGCTGTGTGACTATATTCATCATAAACAGTTGCAACCGTCCAGTTATTTCTGGGAATCATATGATAAATATTTCTTGATGAAATTCGTTTTGCAGCAACACCATCTCTCATTGCAAAGTTTGCTTTTTCTACAGAATCAACATTAGTTGCTGGTGTAGCAATGCTGGCGGTAGAATATGGAGAATTAGTCCACGAATCTATCTTACCAAAGTACAAAAAGTACTGATCTGTTTGATCGTTGTTAAACTCGTTCGCTAAATCTTCAGCGAAAGTGAGAGAAAATGATTTTGTCATTGCATCTGATGCCATTATTATCCCCTAGATTGTATATCCGTGATCGCTATGATACTGCCAAGTAGGTGTGAGTGTTAAGAAGTCGTCAAGTTTTATGTGCTTGATTTTATTCCTAAAGTTTGCTTCTTCTGCCATTGAACCACTTACAGTATACGATGCGGAAATACTTCCTGTTCTATTATCTATCTCGTTTATTGTTCCTGCGGCGAAATTATCACCAGATGTTAGTTGTATTTTTAATGTATTACTCGTAGAACCAGATGCACCGGGTATCCAGTCTTTTACTATACCGCGACTAATATTTCCGTTACTGTCAGGACCTTGGATAACAACATTTCCGATTGTGAAATCATATCCCGCAGTGTACCCTGATGTTGTGGTGAATTTTTGTACAGTAATAGCAAGAGTTGTACCAGAATCAACTTGAGGAGAACTTTCTACATCCCAATATCCTGTAGCACCATAAGCAGTCGCTCCCGCTGTTAGTGCAGCACCACCTGTAACATGAACAGGACTACCAAATTCATACACTGTTCCATTTCCAAACTGAACGCTTGTGACAGAGGCAGTCATTCCGCCAGTTGCTGTTACAGTTTCTCCGAAGGTAAATCCAAGAGTTCCTCCTGTAGATGCAGTGTATAAAAGTAAAGCACCACCAGTCGCACTGTTTCTGTGCCAACCAAATACTACACCAGTCGCACCACTGGCAGCAGTGAACCCTTCTCCCTGTCTAAAAGATCCAACAGTGAAACCACCATCCCCGGTAGATTCAATTCCAATTCTTCCTCCAGTATTTGCTAAACAATGGTTGGGTGAGGTTGCACCGGGATTGAATCCTCTGGGATATAGATCTACTTCACTACCAGATCCGGTTGCACTCCGAAGACCATCTTGAGTTTCAAATGTATACGGTGCGTACCTTCCCAAAACAGGCAGTCTTCTTTGATTTACTTGTGTGCTATATGGAGTTACTGTAGAGACTGTATCGAATACAGAAATATTACCAAATAACTTTGTTCCCGCAGGGTGTACTAATTTCTTAACCTGTTCTTTATATGCGGAGAGAGAAATTTCTGTCTTCAAGACATATGAATATTCTTGATATAGTTCATTGTCTCGCATTCTTTTGTTGGAACTTAATTTACCATCATTGTTTGCGTAGTATCCGGGATATGTACAAAGTGCGTCTAGATCAACAGAACCAGAGGCACCAAATCCAGAACCCGATGTGAATGTTACTGGTATAGAGTTTGAATCGTTGCTTGATTGGTAGTTGACACCAAAGTTGTCAATTTGAGCAGTTTGGATTATTCCGGTATTTGAAACTCTGGTGACAGAACCTTTTGCACCAGAACCAGAAACATAGTCAGAAGAAGTCGTGTCAATTTCAATAGTGTCGCCAGATTTATATCCTAAACCACCATTAGAAATAGTGACATTTGATGGAACAGTATAGATCTCTTCTATAATTTTAGTTCCGTCTGCTAGTGTGCATTGAACCTTTGATCCTTGGGTGAATGTTCCGTTGATATCTGTCAAGAACAATTCTGTAATTTTATATTGGTTCAATTCGTATTGGTAAACATTATCTACATTTGCATAAGCCGTTACTGCTCCGTTTAGCGAAGGATCAATTTGCTCAACAGTTCTATTTCTAATTGAGAAGTTACTGTTGCCATTTTCGCTAGTAATCTTAATTGATTTTTTCTCTACCCATTTACCGTCAGATACTCGAAGAATATCTTCCTTTGGATAATAAAAAGAAACATCACTGTCATGCAGAATCTTAAACAAAAGGTTGTATGATTTTTCAGTACCTTTTGCCTTATAAAAGTCATTTATATTCTTGAGGACTGTTTTTTGGTTTACTTTGTTTCCGGATACTGATGTTGCAAAAGTCTTAGGGAAATCATGAAGGTATGTTTCTTTGAAGTAATCTATAAAAGAATCTAGGGTTCTGTCAACATCCAGTGTGTCCATCAGTGTAGCCGATGTTCCGTATGGATTTTCTTTCTTTTCCATCCACTCATAGTATGCTTCTACAAATCTAACAAAACCAGAATGATCGTCTCTTACAAAGTTTGGTAAATATTCTGAGATTATGGATGAGATTGGATTTTCAATTTGTTCGTCTTCGGGACTGAGCAACGTGACAACCAAAGACGGTTGATCTGATCCTGCTCCAGCAGCCTGTTCAAATAGTAATAACGGCATTTATCAATACCCTCCACCATATCCACCACCACCACCACCGGATCCGGAGGAAGATGAAGTGCTAGATGAACTACTAGATGAACTACTAGATGAACTACTAGACGAGGTGTTGCTAGTCGTGGATGATGAAGCAGCAGATGGAACAGAAACACTTGCAGGTGAAATTGTAGTGCTGTATGGGGAATATACTTCAGCAGTTACATTGATGGAATCGGGTGAACTTGAGTCTAGTGTTAGAATAGAACTTCTTTCTGAAAGGATGTCCTTGTTTTCAGGAATACAGACAATCTTCAACACACCACCAGCAACAGAAGTTGGCATTAATTTTTCAATGGACAATGTTCCGGTGTTATAATCAACGGATCCAATATTTTCTAAGATGTATGTTTTAACGCCGGAAATTAATTCGTACATTCTTAGTGTTCCGTTACCGTCGTCATCAATATGAACATCACACACAGTTCCGTCTATTTTTGTATAAGAAAACTCAGACGATGAAATTACCGGCTGATATCCTGCTACTGGATGGTAGATTGGATTTTCAAATTTTATTGTGTATGACTTTTCTTGTCCAATCGAGGGGCTGAATCTTTTCTCTAGTTGAATAGATGTTTCGTTACTAATGATCGACTGATCAGTTTCATCTACTTCTTTTACGAACTTAGAGTATCGTAAGTTTCGAGAGAACTTCTCCAGAGAGAGAACTTTGAACACCAAGATTTTTTCTTCAACAAGAGTCTTTATATCTTTGGTGCTTTTTGTTGTTTCATTTGCATCGTAAAAAACTTTACTTGTGATGTTTAGGTAAATGTAATTTGGATCTACAACATCAGGAATTATGCTCACTACATTTTGATCTTTAATTAAGTTTTGAAGACTAATCTTTTCTTCGTTGTTCAGTGTTGTGGAGTTTGTTGGTTTCACGCAAACAAAAACTTTTCCGTATTCCGGTGGGTTGTTATCTTCTCCACCCCAAACAAAGACATCACTGGCATTTGTGTAGTTTGTTTCTATAAAACTCTTGTAGTCGTTCGTTGTGACATTTCTGTTCTGTGACTGAAAAGCCTTTGGTGCATTAAACTTAATCGAGTCTAATGTTTCTTTACCTTTACCACCATTCGATGTGGTGACTATAGCAATGTCCGCAACATCAGACAAGGAAGAACTGAATGATCTTGAGGCACTGGAATCTTGACTTCCAATGTCATTTGCTTCTGTACCATTTGAAACCAAGTAATCTACCAGAATCAAATTACCATCAGAAAGAGCAGAACCAAGAATACCATCTCCGAAGTAAATTTCATAATAGCCGTCTTCAGTTTCTTGTAGGAAGTAAACTTTACTCGTTGAAGTGAGAGTAGTGATATCTGTCACTGCTGTCCATGTGTCTGCATACCCAGTTGTGTCTGTTGTTGAAGATTGGACGTTTACTGCAAGTCTGTTGGTGTCAACATTTTTATCTGGAATGATAAACCTCTGTGATGCAATGTTGCTGTCAACAACAAAAGAAGCGTTTCTCCAAGTTCCTTCGACTATGGAAACATTCCGTGCAATCTTTTGTGTGCTGTTCAGAACTTCAAAAGTTTCAACGTCTGGGTTTGAGAAGATATAGGAGATGCCGTCTTTGGTTCCTGTGAATTTTGTTCTTTTTGTCAGGTATGTTGTGCTTGTGTCTGTGTTGTTGATTGTAACATCAATTACTGCTGTGGAGCAAGATGAAGATGTTGGAGTATATCCTAGAGCCTTTGCATGAGAAACAACCGAGGTTCTTTTTACTGCACTATCTAAGAATAGTTCATTTGCTACCATGTTGTTATAGAAACCTTGGTAGTGTGTAACGTAAGCCAAAAGATCTAAAAGAATGGAAGTTCCGGATCCTTCAAAGTTAAAATCTTTGAATTCGTCAAGTCCACTGAGATACGTTTTTAAGTTGTCTTTGATTCCGAAGAAATCAAGATCGTTGATTTGAATTTTTCTGTTGTTTGTCATCGTAGTCTCTCCATCGTCAGACTTAAGTTTTCAACTTGCGGGGAGTTTATGATTTGGTATTTTATGGTTATTCCATATGAACTGTTTGCTGTGTTATGGAGTATACTCACATCTAATAGTTTTACTCTTGGTTCGTGTCTTCTTATAATATCAAAGATAGATTTTCTCATTTCTATCTTAGTTAATGGTGTGTCTGGTTCAAATAATAAATTTCTTACTCTTCCATTTATATGAGGTTGGAAGGGTTTATCATAACTACACATCATTATTAAATTTTTCACAGACTGTTTGATCGAATCTTTGTTAGATTTTTGCACAACATCCCCCGTGACAGGATGTGCAATAAAATCCATGTCTAAATCTTTGAATCGGGATTTGTTTGATTGACCTGCCATGTATTATTTATGCCTGTTTTTTCTCTTCTGGTTTGTCAATTCGACTTCAATCAAAGATTGACTTCTTGACATCCAATCGGTTACAATATCTTCTTCAATATCTTCTACTTTATTCCAACTACACCACTCTGTCATGATATATCCAATTATTAGACTATTTTGTTTAATAGGTAATACAGAGAACGCAATAACATTACCGCTCTCTAGATCTTGTTTTGCGTAACATTCCTCCATCTCATTTACCATGATTGCTTCTGGAAGATCTTTCTTTACGTGATTTAATATTTCCATATAGATCGACATAAGTAGATCTTGATGGTTTTTCATTTCCCCCGACACACTTCTTTCGAGTGATTCGTGAGTTAGTGACATACGCTTCATGCTTATACCATCAATAAAGTGACCACCATTATGAAACTGAACTAAATGTGATCTGGCGCAATTTACCTTTACTCTTAGTTCTGTTATGGTTTCTTGAATTTTAGTATGAACCTCCCAAAAATGATCAGGAAAATCTATTTTTGGTGATATGATCTCGGATTGATTGACTTTCTTTTTTTTCTTGAAACCAAAAAAATATGAGAAAAATCCTGCAACCAATGCGGCAACAGAAATCCCCAAAGCAATCCAATCATCCATGTGTGATATGTTCATCGAAATTGTTCCTCTATTTCATAATATATATGAAATTATTCAATAGCATCAAGTTTTTCTTTCATAGAACTGGACGCTATTTTCTCAATCAATTTACCTGTAAAACAAGGATCCAAAGAACTGATGAGAAGAGCGTTTCCAAGATTGTAATTTCTAATCGTTTGAGTTGCTGTTTCAAAAGCAGAGTTGTCTGTTGTTATTAGTCCCGCTATGTCTGTAGAAAGACTATTTACTGTGGAAACCTGAACAGCCAGTTGAGTATTGAACGTAGAATTTGCTTCTGCTATTCCTCTATGGATTGAGACGAAATGCTTAACTTCGGTAGTGATTTTCTCTTCTGCTCGGTTCAGTTTAAAATCACCGGGACCAAGTATGCTGTTGAATATTGGACTAAAATTATCTTCTGTTCCCCCGGTGACTGATTCGCAAACAGAATTGTACGCCTTTGCAACCCCAATCAAACCTGCGATACCGGGTTCTCCACTAGGACCAGTAGCGCCTAAATTAGAACCCGATAGTCTGTCAGAGTGAGACACATAAGATGTTAAATTTGTGCTTAGTGTGTTCAATGATGCTGTTAAAGTATTGAATATTCCTGCTGTTTCAGCACCTGTTATCATCGTAAGTGTGCTTGAGACAGAGGCACTCAGACCTTCTATCGCGGGAGTGTCTGGATTAACAAACGCATTTCCGTTCGTCACTTGATTCATTACTGCCTTTTCTTCAGTAGAAAGAACGACAGCAGCAATTGTGCATCCGGTTGTTGGTAGAATTCCCATCTTAGTCTCCTGCTCTCACTAACGGTACGCCACTTGATGCAATTTCCCCCGTAGAAGAAATATCTCCTTGTCTAACAACACCCTGTCCGTTTGCTCTGACTGTGATTGAACTTTGAGTCATGATTCCTGGCTTGGGAGGAACTCCATGAGGAGTCAATGGAGAATTTGCTAGTGTTATTGGTTGCCCACCAACACGAACATTGGTTGCTCCTAGTGTAGCAAACGCAGCAAACGGTGTAGTTGGATCCATTGTTCTTGATATGGGTGACTTTGGCATGGTTACTCCTAGTTTAGATCGATTCCCGCAGTACCCTTGAGTACCATGTTGCCGTTTGTTTCAATATTAATCGAACCGCTAGATTTCATCTCTATGGTTGCTGCGTCAACTTTAAAGTTTCCTGTTATATCCTGCTCGACGTTACCCGTTATCTCTTGCTCAACATTTCCACCAACAACTTGTTTTACATTACCATCCACCTGAATATCCGAATCGCCTTTTACATAGAATGTACTTTGTCCGTCCACAAGAATGTTCGCATTACCAGAAATATGAACAAACTTTTTACCAAGAAGCAATTCATAATCATCCCCTACAACTTTTATAACTTTGCTTCCGTCTGGGTGGATCTCCTCAAATGTACCTGCTTTGTGATATGTGTGAATTCTTTCCGCACCTTCAGTGTCGTCGAATTCCTGAACATGACCGCTTTCACTTTCATATACATGATTCTTGGGATACTTTGCAGCAAAAGGAACATCTGGTTCGGACCATTTATCATCACCTGCTTCATTTGCAGTGGGATGTTCTTTGTGTCCTTCCATTGCTTCAACTTTAGATTGAACAATAGTGTCTGCACTAATCCCTCTTGCAAGTCTATTGGTGTCTTGTTCTTTTAACAGTTCTTGCTTTGGATACGTTCCGCTAGGATCACTGAATCCTTTTGTTACATCTGCACCATCCGATGGAATCCCCCCGAGCGTACCAAAGAATACAGGTTCCTGTGCGTTCATTCCATCTCGGAAAAATCCTACAACCCACGTTCCTTCTACTGGTCCGAGTGGAGATTTTCCAATACCGCTCATCGCAGCCGATGTGATTGGTTGAATAGGCATCGCCCAGGGCAAACTTCCGGTTGGTATTTT